CATTGACCAAGACTGGAGTTAATTATGAGTGGATTAGTAACAGGATTAGGTTCTAAATCTGGATTAATTGAACCTTTAACACCTAGAATTTGGATTAATTTTGATGGTACAGGGACTCCTAATATTAGAAGGAGTAGAAATGTTTCTTCTATTTCAGATAATGATGTTGGTTATTACACAATAAACTTTGTTGGAGTACATCCAGATAACTATGTAGCTTCTGGATTACTTTGGAATGATGATGAAAATGCGACAAGTATTAGAGTTCTAGGTGTTCTTACGACTTCTTTAACAATTCAAACTATGAATGATTCTGTAAGATCAGATGAGGTAGTAGTTATGGTTCAAATCTCATATTAAAAGGATTTATGAAAGTTATTATTTATAATAAAGAATCACAACTTATTGTAGTACATCCTGCTATTCCGTCTGATGATGTAGATGAAATTGCAAAAAAAGATGTTCCTTCTGGTGTTAACTATAAAATTATTGATATAAAAGAACTACCAGATAATAGAGATTTTAGAGGTGCATGGGAATATGATTTTGAAAAAAATGGATATGACGGAGTAGGAGCAGATTATGGAGTAAAAGAATGATTACAATTAATTTAGATAAAGCAAAAGAAATTACTAAGGATCGTCTGAGACTAGAACGTAAGCCACTTCTTGAAGCAGAAGATGTTAAATTTATGCAAGCACAAGAAACTGGTGCAGATACTAAAGACATTGTTGCAGAGAAACAGAGACTCAGAGATATAACTAAAAAAGCTGATACCTGTAAAACTACAGATGAACTTAAAGCACTTAAAGTAACGGAGTAATAAATGACAAGAGTCCCATATCTTATAATTATTTGGGCTTTTATCTTCAGTTCATGTTCTCCAGTACCTCCATCCAGTCAGGGATACTGGATTGATGATGGGCCTTATCGTGGGACATTGAGGGCAAATCGGGATTACTCAAGACCATATTGGCAATGTGTAAATATACCAAAAGAAACAGGATGTGAATGAAAAAGATTTTAATAGTTGCAGGATTGTTAATTGGAACTTTAGCCTGGGCAGAACCTCATGGTCTTGATGTTATTGCTCAGACAAACAATCCACATCCATCTCATTCGGCTCATAAGGGTAGTACTACAGAAACAGTAGTAGATGATGTTTTAACAATAATTTTAGACCAGGGGTTTGCTGGGGCATTAATATTAATTTTATTTGTTTGGACCTTCCGAACAGACAAAGCAAACCGGGCAAGTCAGAAGGAGAATTTTGATAAATTTGTTGAAATAAGTTCTGAGTGTTCAGGGCATATGGCAGCAGTTTCTGCAAGACTTGAAAATATAGAAAGAGAATTAGAACAAGCTAAACAGTTAGAAATGTTAACCGCAACAAGAAAGGGATAAAATGGGGTTTTTAGTACCTGTCTTAACGACTTCAATTAAGGCAATTATTACAAGTTTCTTCACTCAAAAAATGGTGGAAGAGCTGATATTTCAGCTATTGCGATATGCTGTCTCCAAAACAGATAACACACTTGATGATAAGATTTTGGAGAGTTTTGAAGCTAATCGCACAAAGTAGCAATACCCAAAAGGTATTATTAGCATTTCTTTCGGAAGGAGGAAATTTTTTCAATGTATTGTTGCAGGGATAACTATGTCTATTAACTGGGAAGTGATTAAGTTCTTCAATCGGGATGAATTAGAATGTAGATGCGGTTGCAGATCTCTTGAAAAAGGTGAAGCTATAATCAACTTGGAACTGATTGTAAAACTGGATGAACTCCGGGAGAGATGTGGGTTTCCTCTTCCTGTAAATTCTGGCCTGAGATGTATTCAACACAATATTGACTCAGGAGGTCATCCCACCTCGGCCCATTGTGATATTAATGGAGAAGGTTGCATGGCAGTTGACCTGGGGGTGAATCGAGCCAGGGGGAGGATAGTATTGCAACAGGCATTGGAGATGGATTGTTGGACTGGAATTGGAATAAGTCAGCACTCAAAAGCATCAAGATTCATACATTTGGATCTGAAGCCAAGAGGGATAGACCATGCAACTGGGAAGTCTAATAAGGCTCTCTGGAGTTATAGTTAGATGGAGATTATTTTTGAACTGGAAGATGAAGATATTGAAGTTGAGTTTACTCCTGATTTTGATTGGATGCACAAAACCCATCCCGGTAGAAACAGATGTGATTTCTCCAAAGTACAATGGCAACTACTCAACAGAAGTGGTACGACAGTTATGGCAGATGTGCAGTATGAACTTTCAGATGAAGCAACCGACTATGTCATCCATCTTGAGGCAGATGTTGTGTGATTGCTACACCGATACGATTCGTACTGATTTTACTCCTGATGAAATAAAGGATAAGGAATCAATTAAGGCAAAAGGTTTGACAAATAGATTAGTTAAAGAATGCAATTTAAAAATACAACCACCACCTAAAGTAGATACCTGATGGGTAAATTAGTTAAATTCACACCACCACCTGGAGTCTGGGCAAATGGAACTGCATATGAAGCAAAAGGCAGGTGGAATGACTCCAACCTGGTGAGGTGGAAAAATGGTCGGTTGCAACCTTTAGGAGGTTGGGAGAAAACAATTGGAGCAACACTTTCTGGTGTTGGAAGAGCAATGCTTGCCTGGAAAGATTATTCAGGTACTCAATGGTTGGCAATTGGGACCAATGAAAAACTTTATGTGTTCACATCACTTTCAGGTTCTGCAGAAGATATTACACCTGTTATTGCTTCTCCAAATTCTTTCATAACAGGCAACTCTGATGCAGAACTTGGACTTGGATTTGGTGCAGGTGATTTTAATGGAACTGTAACAACTCAATCAGTATCAAAAAATGATTTTACTTTCACTGCACCTGCAACAATTACAAGTGAAACAGTTATTCTTACTGATGGAGCAACCAGTGCAAGTGCCCCAGGTGTTGGACCTTCTCCTTTTGGTGTTGGAGATCAGATTGAGATATCAGGATCAAGTCAATCCAGTAACAATAGATCCTATACAGGGGCAGGTGGGTTAACTACAGGTTCACATAGGATATATGATTTTCCAACAACTAAATCTATGAGAGTTGGTCCTAAAGATGGGTCTGCTGCCTATACTGGAACAATTACTGGACTAACTATTACAAATGCCGGTACAGGATATTCTGCAGGAGAACTTTCAGCAACTGGAGGTGGAGGAAGTAGTTTTGCCGGAACTTATGCTGTAACTGGGGGTGTTGTGACTTCTGTAGCTATTACAAATGCAGGTTCTGGATATACTTCTACACCAACTATAGTCCTTTCTGATTCAGGCAATTCAGATGCAGTTATTACAGCAGATCCAACAGGTTCAATAGTAGCTGATGATCCTGGAGAGACGATAACTATAACAAGAACCAGGAGATTTGGAAATGAAAACTCAGATTCATCTTCCCTGGTATTGGCAGCTGCCTCCTGGATATTTGATCTCTGGGGTGAAGATCTGGTGGGAATGAGTACTGCAGATGGAAGATTGTATCAATGGGATGTGTCTGTATCAGATCCAACAAGTACTGTAGCTGCATTGATTTCAGGTGCACCAACTAATAACAAGGCAATGTTGGTCTCAAAGGAAAACCATATGTTTGCTTTAGGAGCAGATGGAAACAATCGGTTGATCAAATGGAGTGATGCAGATGACAATACAACCTGGGGTGCAACTTCTCTGAACCAGGCAGGTTCATTTCACATAGACACCAATGGTGAGGTGATGGCAGGTAAGACTGTTGGAGACCAGATTCTGGTGTGGACTACGAATGACCTTCATTCCATTTCATGGGTGGGTCCACCATACATATATGGGAGGAAGAAGATAGGAGACTCATGTGGTGCAATATCCAATCGCAGTATGGTTGCAGTAGGAGACAAAGCATTTTGGATGGGGTCAGGAGGATTCTGGCAATATCAGGGTACTGTTCAACCATTGCAATGTGATGTCCAGGACAAAGTATTTTCTGAATTAAATTCTGTTCAGATCAGTAAGATTTATGCATCAGTAAATGCAGAATTCTTTGAGGTGTCATGGTGGTATGCAGATGTTGATTCAACTGAGATTTTAAAATACTGTACATATAATTGGGCAGAAGGATGGTGGAGTGTTGGAACTCTTAGCAGAACTGCATGGGAAGATGCAGGAGTGTTTGAATCCCCAATTGCAATTAATGCAGAAAACACAATATATCAACATGAACAATCTGCATCAACTTCTGCAAGAACAACTTCAACAATTCCATCTTCTACCTCTGAGGTCTCAGACATAGACAGAAAACTGGTTTCTGGAGGAGACTCAGATGACCTGGGACTGGCATTTGCACAAACAGGGGCAATGGAAGTTGGAGATGGAGAGAAAGTTACAAATATTTCACAACTCATTGCAGATTCTACTCAGGGTGCAAATGGATTAAGATTCAAATTTAAGACTGCATACACTCCAAATGGAACTGAATCGACAAGTTCTAATTATGATGTTACAGATGATGGATATGTTGATGTAAGAGAACAGGGTAGGCAATTCAAATACAGGGTGGAGTCAGGTTGGGATCAGAGCTGGGATATTGGAACCATCCGGGCCAATATATCTACAGGAGGTAAAAGATGAATTTACCACCAGTTACTCAAGAATATGAAGTATCTTCTCAAGTAGTATTGAATGAGGAATTAGTAAAGGCAGATACACAAAATTTAAAATTGGACAGGGATAATTTTTTAGAATCAGGAAGCATATCATTAAAAGATTCTGATGGTTATTGGTGGACTATTTCAATCAACACATCAGGAGTTTTACAAACTACTAAATTAGTAGGAGATCAATTGGATGCAAATGGAAGACCTTTGTTAGCATCACCAAACCCATATGTAACAACATAAGAGGAAATATGAAGAATTTTTTTGGAGGAGGAGGCAATGTAGGAGGATATAATTCAGATTGGTTATTTGATCCTGGAACAGAAACCAGAGGTGGACAAACAACACAAACCACAACTTCTGCAGGACAAGGTGTTGGTCAGGAGTTAATAAATGAACTTGGAGAGATGAAATTTAATCCTTATACAGGTCCAAATCCTTTTACTGGTGGAACTTTCACAGAACCCTGGAAGGGTGCTCTGGATGCAATGGGAACAACATTCACTGGACCCCAGGGACAGTGGGCAGATTCCAGGAATATTTACAAGGATGTTTATGGAAGAGGAGCACCTGCAACTCTTGGTGGTCCAGGTGCATCAAGTTTTCTGACTGGATTTGGAGGAAAAGGAGTTGCAGATTACCAGAGAGCATTGGGTTTCGATAGAAGTGGTGCAGAAAAACAATATACTGCAGATGCAGGAAGAGCAATGAAACAGGCATTGATTGCAGAGAATGCAAAGGCCAGAGGATTTGGATCAGGAGGAAGAGATGTTGAAAGAGGATATGATGTAAGAGGGGAAGCATATGGAAACATTGCATCTAATATGGGAAGACAGATGTTGGCTTATGATGACCGGGCCAGGGAAGCTGCAATCAGGGCAATGGGTCAGGACATTGGTAGAGGTGACTGGAGGACACAACAGGATATTTCAAATATACGAGACCAGGATATGATTGCAATGAAAGCATCTCAACTTGCTTCTGATCCAACTAACCAGTTGGCATATGCAGGTGCTCTTGGAGAACTGGGACAGTATGAACAGGGTCTTGACATTGCAGGAAAGAACTGGCTTAAAGGTCTTTATGATG